CCCTCTTTGACCATGCCGAAGTGGACACGGAGAGCGTGCTTCAATTCATCTTCGGACTTGATGGCCCGAAGCGCCTGAAGATCGTTAAGGTTTTCAATCCAGGTAGACAATTCATCCGGCGAACCAGCAGGAGCCACATCCTCGAACTTCGAGTTATCGTAGTTAGGATATTCAGCACCACCACCGCCCTTGACAACCTTCTTGACCACTCGGAAATCCCGACCAGTCATTGGGTGAGTGATGTCGCCCAAGCCCTTTTCGCCTGCGGTTTCGTCGCCGACGATAGCACGAACAATCTTGGCGTGAACCGTCTTGCCGCAAGAGTAAATCTTGGGTCCGACGTTCTTCTTGTTTTCGCCAGTCTTGAAGTCTTTTTCTGCACGAACGATTACGTTGTAGTAATACCGTTCGACTGGCTTGATGGCCCGTGCCTGATTCTGCAAGTCTTGTTGAGCCTTACCGCTCAAGGACTCAGACTTCTGCCAGAGATCACCGTAATACTTACAGATGATACATTCGCCCTGCCAACGAGGGCCTTTATCCGTCTGCACGAGAACCTTCGGGCAGTGATAGGTTCTCTTCTTCTTGGTGGTGGGGTTGGAAAGCGTGTGAACACGGGTTGCACAATAATGCTTGCCACCCTTCTTGCGAGGCAGGATACGCATAATCGTAAATCCGTCACGCTCCGGGAGACGCACAAATTTTTCAAGGAAGTCATCGCCGCCGAAAGAACCCGGCTCGGTATTGACTCGCTCGTATTCGTGTTGCATCTCCGATAGATCAAGTCCTTCATATTCAGTGTTCGCCACAGTTAGCTCCTTAGTCATTTAATAGTGCTGTGTCATTGACAGACACAATTCTGAACGTCTTGGAAAGTCACAGTAACAGTCGTCGGCGTTCGTTGAGTGATGTTGTAAGCTATATCGGCGGGAGACTCAATAGCTTTAGTTGTTTTTTATTTTTCTTGCGAAGAAATCGAAATAGTCGGCTCTACAACAATTTCTTCTTCAATATTTTGGTGTCCAACACATTCCGTTCCACTATGCTGTGCAACATATTCTTCCTCGGCTTGAGCTAATGCTTCTGCCTTGCCTGTCATAGCCAGGGCCTTTTGGTGCAATGCGTCCATCTTCTCACGCATTGTCTTATGCCCTTCAGATTCGAGCTTATCGTTCATTTCCGCACGGGCAAATTGCTCGGCTTCATATTCACGTTCAAGAGCTTCCAATATCTCCAGGTTTTGCTTCAGCTTATCTGATACGGCTCTCGCATGAGCCGCTTCACGCTGGGCAACAACTGCTGGATTATTGATGATCGGCAATATCTTGCCGTGCATAATCTCTTGAGCTTCCTCGAACTTACGCTGTTCTTCCTTTTCAGCCTTTCGCTCCTTACGCAGAGCTTCACGACGTACCAAGACCCGTGCCTTGGCAACTCGTTCACGATCCTTCTTCTTCTTTTCTTTTTGTTTTTGAGTAGCCATATTTCCCTCCGAGATATTTGAAGTATACGAGGATAATGGAGTTCGATAAATAGAAAAAGCCCGGATTGCTCCGGGCTTTTGTTTTTGTTTATCGGCGTCTGATTTCTGGCATATCAGGTTCTTGGTTTGCACCACCCCAATATAGCTTCCCACCATCACGCTGTTGTTGGTTCTGAGAGAAGCCAAGCTCTCTATCGGCCATCAACTGAATATTTCCTGGGACAAAATACTTGTCGGAAACCAACTGTTCCCGTCCGGTATCGTCGATCATGACAAAGACTTCCCCACCAACGCCTTCTCGCTTCTCGAATACTGGATATTTCTTTTCGGGAGTGAATCGGAGGTTCTTCTGCTTCACTTCTGCCATCTGCGGAAGCTCCGGCGAAAATACCATCCAGTCTATCGGGCGACGAGGTTGCCCCTGTTCGTGAGGATGCACTCCCCTGGAGGGGTTTGGCGGTGCCTGCCCTTGAATATTCACATGCTGTCCATTGCTGGCAGGTTGAACATATTGAACTGGCGGTGGTGCTTGAACCATATCCTGAACAATAACGGTGGATGCGTCCTCGCCACCACCATCGAAGTTAAACTTCTTGTTCTTTAAGATGATCCCGCCTTTGGACTCTTTGAAGCTGACAGGCTTCTTAGATAACTCAAAGACCTCCACATCGACAATCCAAACGTCACGACGAGCAAGCTGGGCCATGACAGCGCCAGCCAACTTTTCCAATGATACATCATCGAACGGGTCGCCGACTTTCTTCTTGAAGGACTTAGTTTCCTCCTTGTTGTAGTCGCCCTCAACTCGTTCGTGGTAATGGTAAGTACATTCAAATCCCACAATTCACCCCCTTTACATGATTCCACGCCTTGCCATTTAATATCAAACTTACATTTGAATTGTGTATGCTCAATTGAAGTCCAATCTCTTTTTGAGTAAGTCCTTTTTCTCTTAATGAAAAAATAGACTTTACTACATTTTCATCTATTTTAGCATTGGGGTGCTTTGATCCTTTTCTTCTGCCGTCTTTGAACATCGCAATTGTTTTTTCGGAAAAAGTCTTGCCACGCATTGGAGCGTATGGTTGATTTGTTCCGTTATAACCATGTATGCCATCATCAGAATAAAAATAATCTATCCAGTATTTCTCTCTAAATGCCAAATCTTCAGTGGTGGTTTCTATCACCAACCATTGAAATGCACCTTCCCCGTATTTGTTAAAAGCTCGCTGCAAATGTTTATTGCAATGACGATTTTTTCTCAAATCACTAAAATGTTGTTTTTTCCTTGACTTTGGCTTAGTTGTGCTTCCGATGTATATCTTTCCAGACAACAAATGTTTGATTCCATATATTTGTCCCATTATTCCTCGCTTTCGGCCTCTTCCGGTTCTGGTTTCTCTAAGGGAGTGGCTTCTGGCAAGTTCTCAATCTTGATCGTGCCGTAAAAGCCAGGATTGGTGAGCCGCTTCCCGTAGCGGGCCAATACTTGTCCAGTTTGCTCTTGTTCATCAGTTCTCCAAGATGGAGTAGGATTAACTGGCAAAAACGGGGCAAATACATATCCTGAAAAATAATGATTTCGATGGTCTTTAAGCCCCAACAGTATATTTCCCGCTGGTGCTGTAGAATCCTCGAACAGTTGCCATTTTTTATTCAACACCCCAACTTTGTTGACGCCATTCCTCTGGGCATTGATATTTACGATGTTGTTCCACTGATCTGTAGCCGGTTCGATATATTCTCCCAACAGCTTCACAATCGTAGGACTCGTTACAACCCAAGTGGCCTCCCGGTTATAACACTTGGCGGCAATATAAGCACTCATTCCTTCAACAAGCGACAAAAGATGATTCTCGTCCTTGTATTCGTAAACGGCTAACTTGCCAGCGTTTAAGGCTAAGTCTCGAATGATCTCTCGACTAAAATCTTGACAAACGGCCTCAGAGAACATTGCAGTCGCTTCTGCTTCTCCATCCAGTCCCGACATGAATTTTTCACCACGAAACTCAACCCATTTCACACTGCCGTCTTCTGAGTATTTCCAGATGGGCGGCTCCCAAGAAACAGAAAGACGACGAGTATTCGCCTCGGTCATTCCAGACATAGTGCGACCATCAAAGCCGATCAAATAAGTATTCTCTTGACTGCTTTTCATGGCCTGAACAGACACAATATGATGACCAATAAAATTCTCACCAAATACACGTCGCATCACAGGGATACTGATACGCTTCCACTGGCTGGCCCAATGTTCCATTGGAATATCGGTTTCTGCTCCTTCTGGGATCAATGAGGCACCGTTTCCCGGCCACTGCTCGTTGAATAACCTTTGGTTTTCCAAAAGGGTTGCGACGTTGCGGCCAATATGCGGATCGTTAATCCCGCCCAATAAGCCCGTGCCTGCCCATTTGCTTGTATTTTCAGATACCGACTTGATATACGGCTCACTGAAATTCAGGGAACGAAGACTTTCAATGTCCTTGTTCAAATATTCTCTCAACTCATCCTTATTCATTTTCATTAAATCACCTTTCATTTTTGGAGTAAGCCGGTCCCGTATCTTGTCTCAAACACCACTGGCTTTCGGTTCTTACTCTCACAGAAAGCAAAAAAAGCGTCCCTGGCAGGAATGTGTCGGTCGATATATTCGGCAACTATAAGACCGTGTTCGCTGACTTGGGGCCATACGGCATCCAGATATTCCAGATGTTTGTCGTAGACCGTCTCATCATTAAGTATGACTAAATCCCACGGATTTGGTGAAAATATGTCGATAAATTCCTGATCGTAAACACTTCCAATGTAAAACTTTGCCTCGCCCTTGAATCTGAGGTTGATATTTGCCTTACCGATTCGGATAGGAGTGAAATCAGAACTGTTTTCTTTGTAGCCAAAAAATCTCTTAGCTGACTTACATGATGTTAAGAAGCTGGCACTCAGCAAGCCAAGGCTAAAGCCTACTTCCATTACGGATAGAGGCTCCACATGCTTGCCGAGATGATAGTAAAAGGGTGCATATCGGTGATCGAGATACGGAGCCGTCTTACGAGAGTCTTCGTCAATCAATCGCAAGCGATCCAATATCACTCGACCGCTGATCGTGCCAGCGTCCAGTTCGGAATTCATAATGGCAGTAAGCCACTGAAGATCAGTCTTTTTCATACTGTAATAGAGTTATGTCAGACCTGCATATTTACGCTGAATCTGGAGCCATTGGCGACACGGCCCTAAATCTGTGTCGCCAGCACATTGCTTTGGCCACTAGCAATCACGAAAAGGCGATTATTCACACAACGCCATTCTTGATTGCCAATGGCATCAATATCCCCAGCAACCCAATCGTACATGAAATCTGGCGGCGAACCAATTTCATCAAGGAAGTGGTTATGGATGTCGAACACGGCGACGAAGAGACATTCAAGTTCAGCAAAAAATACAACACAAATATCGAACATCCAATGATGGGTCGAGACTACAACGACATCCGTGAATGGGTAGACCTCAGAGATTTGACGCCAAACGCACCTGGGGACAAGATCGCTGTATTTCAGCCAATCAGCTTGAGAATGAAGCCGAAAGACCACCTGGATGATTACATTCCTGTCTGGGACAGGTGCTTACGAACACTGATTAACAAAGGGTATCAAATCATAATGGTTGGTGCG